AGTTTGCAATGGCTCGCGCAATTGACTACAATTGGTTTGCATCGGATTATCATATTAAGTTGTTTCGAGAAACGTTCGGCTATACAGATATAAAATGTTTCCGTACAGGGTGGCCAATGGAATATCTTAAAGATCTTATCAAAAAAGATTCTAAACAAGACTTGATTCTTTTTCCTCATAGGATAGCTCCGGAAAAGCAAGTTGAGATATTTAAAGACTTAGCCAAGCAGTTACCTGAATATAAGTTTGTCATTTGCCAAGAAGAGAGTCTAACTAAAGAACAGTATCATAGATTGCTTGGTCAAAGTAAAATGGTATTCTCGGCAAATTTACAAGAGACGCTCGGCATATCATGCTATGAAGGGGCATTGGCAGGTGCAATGCCTTTAGTTCCTGATCGGTTAAGCTATACAGAGATGTATGATGACACGTTCAAGTACCCTAGTGAATGGACAGAATCATATGAAGCTTATGAAGCTAATAAAGATAAATTAATTACACATATACGTATTATGATGAATGAATTTGATCGAAAGTCAAATGCTATTGCTGCTCAAGCAGAGTTTTTGCATGATCAGTATTTTTCATGTACGAGTTTACAGAGATTGTTAAATGAGCAAGCCTAAAGAGTTTATATATTTTCCGTCATTATCCGCCGGCGGTTTCGCATCTGCATTGATAAAAGATCAAAAGCTTTCATCTGGCGTTTCATGTAGATTTTATTCGGATGAATATCCGGAAGAATTTCGCCATAAATATTTTCTTGTAACTGCAGGTCATTATTATAAGAAAATGGATATCCGTCAACAGATGGGTTTAGGTAAAGATGTGCTAGTATTTGGTGACTCCGGTGGTTATCAGATTGCAACGGGCGCTTTAAAGTATAGCAACGATTTACGAGAAAAGATTTTTCATTGGTTAGAAGCTAATTCAGATGTGGCAGCAAACTTAGATATACCACCTAAGACAGTATATGAGAATAAGTTTTATCAATGTGCCGACATCAGCTTTGATAATTTTGCATGGTTCGAAAAACACCAATCGGGTAAGACTAAGTTTCTTAATATGCTGCAAGGGTCGAATCCCCAAGAATATGACTGGTGGTATCATAAGTTTAAGCATTTTGAGTTCTCCGGCTGGGCTATTGGTGGCCCGCAAAAATTAGTTGATTTCATGTGGGCATTAGCATTAATGCTTAAGAACAGAGAATTCGAGAATAAAAATTTAGAATACCTTCACCTATTAGGCATTTCAAAGCTATCAGACTTCTTTATTCTATCGACGATTCAAAAGTTAATGAATAAGCATTTTGATAATAGAATTACAGTTACAACAGATTCTAGTTCTCCAGGTCAGTATCCTGTATACGGTACATATTTGCATTCGCATAATATCAAGAAGTTATCATTCTCAGATGTGTATATGCCAAAAGGTGATAACATTCCGGAGTTAGAAAAAGATGTACATGTTCCATGCAGCTTAGATTGCCCGGCATGTAAAGATTTTGTTTGGGGTATGTTAGAGGAGTATAACAAAGATGCCGTACCACGTATGGTTTTGCATAATGTTCATCTATTCCAGCATTCCATCAAAGAAGTAAATAAAATAGTAGCCGCTCATCCAGAAGTAGCTCAATATATGGTACCTGACAACTTAGCTGCAGTACTGCGTAGTATTCATGAAATGTTTGAAGACCCTGATAAGGCGATTACGACATATGAAAAGTATAAGCAATACTATCAAAAGTTTGGAGGACAAAGTATTACAACAATCAATAAAGATATTTTTAATCAGTTTTTTGAAGAGAAGAAATAATGAAGAAAACAGACTTACTAAACTTCGTAAGCCGCTATCATTTAGCAGGAGCAACGACATCAGTGAAATGGGAGGTTCCTGGAGATGGTGTTGTTAAGACAAAATTTATTACGGATGATCAGAATGTTATTGGCGAAGTGACTCTTAACAATGATGCGTTAGATAACGGCTCCGAAAAAGAGCTAGGTGTATATGCAACGCCTCAGTTAGTCAAAATGTTATCGGCCGTAAATGAGGATATTGACGTAAAAATCAATTCAATTGATTCTAAAGCAGTTTCAATGGGCATTAAAGATAAGGACATGAACATGACATTTATGTTAGCGGACTTGTCAGTAATTAGACAAGTACCCGATCTAAAGAATACGCCAGATTGGAATGTGACTGTTGACATTGATAAAGACTTTATGACTAAGTTCATTAAAGCAAAAAATGCATTGCCAGAATCAGAAAACTTCGGTGTTCGGTGTGAAACCGGTCGTGTTGAATTTATTTTGAATTATTCTTCTATTAACAATAATCGTATTACATATGGATTCGATAATGAGGGTTCAGATGATATGTCTATCGTATGTTTCTCATCGAATCTTCTTAAAGAGATTTTGACGGCAAATAAAGATGCTACTACTGGTAAGTTAGAAGTATCATCCGCCGGCTTAGCTCGCGCTTCATTTGAAAAGGCCGGCGAATTTGAGTCTACATATTATTTGGTACAATTGCAAGCTAGTTAATTATGATTGACGTAAAATTTAAAAAGTTAACACCTAAGGCGGTTACTCCGTCATATGCAAAGCCAGGAGATGCGGGTATGGATGTAACTGCGGTAGGTCATAAGATAGACCCGAACAATAATTTTATAGAATATCATACGGGGTTAGCATTAGAGATTCCGGAGGGATATGTAGGATTGCTGTTTCCTCGTTCATCTGTATCTAAAACAGATCTTCGATTGGCTAACTGTGTAGGCGTAGTAGATTCGGGGTATCGGGGTGAAATTACATTTAGATATAAGTTTCAAAAAGATGCGTATTTTGCTAGCCTTAAACGATATCAAGATGGAGAACGAGTCGGTCAATTAGTTGTAATGCCATATCCCCAAGTCAATTTGATTGAAGCAGAAGAATTATCAGAAACAATGCGTGGCGAAGGAGGTTACGGGTCAACAGGTAAATAAAATGTTTGGAAGTCAAGAAAACACTCTATGGGTTGAAAAGTTTCGGCCTGGTACATTAGATGGGTACGTAGGCAATGAATCTGTAATTGATAAAGTAAAGGTATACATCGAATCTGGTGATGTACCGCATTTGCTTTTTTATGGACAAGCTGGTACTGGTAAAACGACATTAGCAAAGATTATTGCAAATAATGTCGATGCTGATATCATGTATGTAAATGCATCAGATGAAAATAATATCGAAACAGTACGTACTAAGATTAAAAACTTTGCTAGTACTGTAGGATTTCGTCGTTGGAAGATTGTTATCTTAGATGAGGCGGATTACATGACACCGAATGGTCAAGCTGCATTACGTAACCTTATGGAGACGTTTAGCAATACGACTAGATTTATTCTTACATGTAATTATGTAGAAAAGATTATCGACCCTATTCAAAGTAGATGTCAAGTGTTTGGCATCACACCGCCGAATAAAAAGGAGGTGGCTAAGAGGATTGTAAGTATCCTACAAGAGTTAAAGGTGGAATATACCAACGAAGATCTTGTATCTATCATTAATGCCGGCTATCCGGATATTAGACGTGTTCTAAATTCATGCCAACGGCAAGTGATTGCAGGTAAATTAGTAGTAGATGATAATAGTATTATCCAGGCTAATTATATGACAAAGATCTTAGATATTCTTACATCTGATCAAAGTAAAAAAGATATGTTTAAATCAATCCGTCAAATAATTGCTGACAGCCGAGTAAAAGATTTTACAGCGTTGTATAAGTTCTTATTTGATGAGATTGATAATTATGCTAAAGGGCACATTGCTAGTGTAATCTTGATCTTGGCAGAACAGCAGTATCAAGACGCATTTGCCGTAGATAAAGAGTTACATGCAATGGCTACTATTGTTAAGTTATTAAACGAAATAAAGTAAGGAGTTTTAAAAATGGCAAAGAAAATTTATATGAATGCCGATGCACGTGTTAAGCTTAAGCAAGGAATTGACGCGCTAGCAGATGCAGTGAAAGTAACATTGGGACCTAAGGGACGAAATGTTATTATCGATAAAGGTGCCTTGTCGCCTATTGTAACTAAAGATGGCGTATCTGTTGCAAAACATATTGAACTAGAGGATTCAATTGAAAACATCGGCGCTCGTCTTATTAAAGAGGTTGCATCTAAAACAGCCGATCTCGCCGGCGACGGTACTACGACAGCGACTGTAATCGCACAAGCTATCATCACCGCTGGTTTGCGTAATGTAACTGCCGGAGCAAATCCAATGGATTTAAAGCGTGGCATTGATATGGCAGTAGAAGCTATAGTTAAAGAGCTAGATAAGATGTCAATAGAAGTTGCATCAGATTCAGACCAAATTAAACAAGTAGCAACGATATCAGCAAATAGCGATGAATCTATTGGAAGTATTATTGCACAGGCTATGACAGAAGTTGGTATTGACGGTGTTATTACTGTTGAAGAAGCTAAAGGTATGGAGACAGAACTGCGTACTGTTGAAGGAATGCAATTCGACCGCGGTTACTTATCGCCATATTTTGTAACAGATAATAACCGCATGGAAGCTGTTTATGAAGATGCATTTATCTTATTATATGATAAAAAGATTTCTAACATGACAGAGCTATTACCTGTGTTAGAATCTGTTATTCAAACAGGTAAGCCGCTGTTAATTGTTGCAGAAGATGTTGATGGCGAAGCTTTGAGTTCATTAGTTGTTAATAAAGTACGTGCTGGATTTAAAATTGTTGCAGTAAAAGCTCCAGGCTTTGGAGATTCTCGTAAGGAAATGTTACGTGATATTGCTGCGATTACAGGAGGTACTGTAATTTCTCAAGAGGTTGGTAAGACCTTAGATCAAGCAACACTTGAAGATTTAGGATTAGCAGAAAAGATTACAGTATCTAAAGATGCAACTACAATTGTTAATGGCTTTGGCGAAGCTGAGGATGTTGATGCTCGTATCGAAAGTATTAAATCTCAGATCGACGCTAGTAAGTCTGATTATGAAACGGAAAAGCTTCAAGAACGTTTAGCTAAATTAGTTGGCGGCGTTGCAGTAATTTCTATTGGCGCAGCAACTGAAGTTGAAATGAAAGAGAAGAAAGATCGTGTCGACGATGCGCTTCATGCAACGAGAGCTGCAATTGCCGAAGGTATTGTACCGGGCGGAGGCACGGCCTTGCTCCGAGCTGCAGATAAACAAAAGGATTTAGGAAAAGATTCTAATCAGGACATCAAATATGGCATTGATATTGTACGTAGAGCTGCTGAAGAGCCGATTCGACAAATTTGCTACAATGCAGGCGTCGATGCTTCAGTGGTAGTACGAGATATATTAGAATCTGGATTAGGATATAATGCCCAGACAGAAAAATATGAAGAACTGGTAGAGACGGGTGTTATTGATCCTAAGAAAGTAACACGTGTAGCGTTACAAAATGCTGCATCGATTGCATCGCTGGTATTGATGACCGAAAGTGCAGTAGTAGAAATACCAAAAGAAGATAAAGAACAGCCTGCATATGGTATGTAAGTTGAAAAAAAGATTATATATTAAGGATTATCATGGATAAGAAAGAAAGAGCAATGCAGGCACGTGGTATGAAGCCATTACGTGCTGAAGATTTAATTGATATCGTATGTGAATCATGCGACGGAAGATTCTTTAAAGAAGTTCAATCATTTAAACGCGTGCCTGCGCTTCTTTCTCCGACAGGAAAAGAACAAATTATGCCTGTGCCTACATTTAGATGCGATGACTGCGGTCATATTAACGAAGAGTTTATGCCTAAATAATGCCTAAAAAGCCTAAAACTATATTTGAACATCTAGCTGGCATTAGCCATAAAAAAGATGCATGGGATACGCTAACAGAAGTTGATCAGAAATCATTTTCTCCATATTTGATTAATAGATGGCTTTCAATGCAATATGACTTGATCGAAGTTATAGATGCGTTACAACGTTTTACAATTGGACCATTATCGACAAAGCATGTGTATCAGTTATACTATGATGTGTTGCCAGCAAAACGTTACTTTGCAAAGTACATTAAAGGTAAATCATCTGTTAAATTTGATAAAGAACTATTGGCGTTAGTGGCAGATCATTTCCAAATATCAAAGCGCGAAGCAACGGATTATCTAGAAATATGGCTAACATCGGATTCGGAGCCGTTGAAAGATATACTCCGTAAATACGGTAAGACAGATAAAGAGATAAAAAAATGGCTATAAGCAAGTTTATACGAGAAACAAAAAACAAAGTTGAACTCTCAGAAACTGTACATCATCCTAATCATTACGGCGGTGAAGATAATATCTATGAAGCTATAAAAGTTATTGAAGCTTGGGGATTAAATTTTGCACTAGGTAATACAGTTAAGTATATTTCGCGCGCTGGCAAAAAAGATCCTAGCAAGACGCTAGAGGACTTGGAAAAGGCACTTTGGTACTTAGAACGTGAAATATCTCGTATAAAAGATTTGGATAAATAATTATTATTCCTTATATTTAGGATATGCATAGTTTAATTAAGTTTAATGTTCGAGAACCTAACGGCGAACGTAAGATATCTTACTCTCAATTTTCAATGTATAGCAAATGTCCTAAACAATGGGAATTGGCGTATATACAAAACTTACGAGAGTTTAGGCAAAGTATTCATACATTATTCGGTACGGCATTTCATGAAACGCTTCAAGAATATTTGACAGTAATGTATGAACAGTCAGCAAAAAAGGCTGACGAACTTGATGTAAATAACATGCTTCTTAAGAAGATGGCAGATGCATATGCACATGCTGTGAAAGAGATGGGTGAGCATTTCTCAAATAAGTTTGAACTTAATGAATTTTATAATGACGGTGTACTTATTCTAGATTATCTTAAGAAGAATAGGTCAAAATATTTTTCTGCTAGACATGAAGAGTTGGTAGGCATTGAAGTTCCAATTTATCATCGAGCAGATGATGATAATGAATCTGTCATGATGATGGGCTTCTTAGATATTGTTATTCGTGATAAGCGTACGGATCGTATCAAGATAATTGATATTAAAACGAGTACGCAGGGTTGGAATAAGTATCAAAAAGCTGATAAGCTCAAAGCTTCTCAGTTAGTGTTATATAAAGAGTATTTTGCTCAACAGTTTGGGTTCGATGTAGATAAGATCGATATCTTGTATTTAATTGTTAAGCGTAAGTTAATCGAAGGCGCAATGTTTCCGCAGAAACGTGTACAAGAATTTGTGCCGGCTAGTGGTAAGCCTACTAGAAACAAGCTTAAGAATGCATTGAATCAGTGGGTTGGGTCAAGTTTTGATAAAGATGGGAATTACAACGTTAATAAGACATATCCAGCGGTTGCTGGTAAGAATAAAAAGAACTGCAAATATTGTGAATTTGCAAATCGCGAAGATCTTTGTCCGGCTGCGAAAAGGATCAAAGAATGAAAATCGCAATGATTGGATCTAGGCATTATGAGAAGCCTAGGAAAATTCGCGATGCCATTACAAGTGCTAAACGTAAATTTAGCAACGATTTAGTAATTATATCAGGAGGCGCAAAAGATGGCGCTGATAGATATGTAAAAAAGTATGCAATTGAATTCGGCGTAGCTTACAAAGAGTTTAATCCAGCACATACGCCACGTAATTTATATAGTGCAATGTCAGAAGAGTATTATAACAAGCCTTATCATGTATCACAGTTTCATCATCGTAATATGCTACTAGCTAAAGACTGTGATGTAATGATGGCATTCGTAGACGGCGAGGTCACTAATGGTACAAAAAGTGCTATTCAAGCTGCAAAACGATTAGGAAAGAAGGTGGTTATTATCACCTAAAGCATATTTATAATAAAGAAAAAGAACGGTTATACGGAGATTTAATGGAACAGTTACAACTGCCTAAGCTTAGGAAAATAGATCCTAACAAACCAAAAAAGAAAAAGATTTTATTGTTGTCAGATGACTTGCGTATGCATTCTGGTATTGCAACAATGTCACGCGAATTTGTAATGGGTACTCTTAAAGAGTATGATTGGGTACAGATTAGCGCAGCAGTTAAGCATCCAGAAGAAGGCAAGATTATGGATGTATCTGAAAGTGCTGCGAAAGAATCGGGCGTTAAAGATGCATACCTAAAATTATATCCAGTATCTGGATATGGCAATGCACAGATTCTGCAACAGGTTATGAATATAGAAAAGCCAGATGCGATACTGCACTTTACAGATCCTAGATTCTGGGGATGGTTATACCAACTTGAACATTCATTACGTCAGCATATTCCGATCATGTATTATAATATTTGGGACGATCTACCATATCCACATTGGAATGAACCTTTTTATGAGTCATGTGATTTGATTATGAACATTTCGCGGCAAACTCAAAATATTGTTAAGAATGTTCTTAAAAAGTATCCCAAGCCGGATTGGGCAGTACAATGGGTATCGCATGGTATTAATGAAAATGATTTTCGTATTATCAATGAGTTAGATAAAGATTGGGACGAATACAAAAAGTTCCGAGACGATTTTAAAAAATCACATGACGTAGACTTTATCGTATTTTGGAATAATAGAAATATCAGACGTAAACAGCCTGGCGATTTAGTATTAGCATTTAGTGAGTTCTGTAATAGATTGCCAAAAGAACAGGCAGATCGTACATGTTTGCTTATGCATACACAGCCAATAGACCAAAATGGTACAGATTTATATGCAGTTGCTAATGCCGTTGCTCCTGACAGAAAAGTTTTCTTTACCGACGGGCATATAGATAGAAAGCAGTTAAACTTTTTGTATAATATGAGTGATGTAACTGTCAATATTGCATCTAACGAAGGATTTGGTTTATCACATGCGGAATCATTGATGGCAGGTACACCGATCATTAATAACGTCACCGGTGGTCTGCAAGACGGGTGCCGATTTGAAGATGAAAATGGCAACTGGATAGAATTTGATACAGAGTTCCCATCTAATCATAATGGTAGATATAAGAAACATGCTGAATGGGTAAAGCCAGTATTTCCGACTAATAGATCTTTACAAGGTTCGCCTCCAACACCATACATATTCGATGACAGAGTCGATTATAAAGATGTTGCAGATGCAATTGAATATTGGTACGAATTGACACCACAGGAACGTGCTGAAATGGGCGAAGCTGGACGCGAATGGGCAGTCGGCAATGAATCGAATTATTCAGCTAGAAGGATGTCTGATAGATTTATCGAATGTATCAATACATGTTTAGATAAATGGACGCCGAAGGAAAAGTTTACAATGTACACAGTACCATTGAAACAGAGTTATGAATTTGAAAAAGTAGGAGTATTATGAAACCATATATAGTAGTAATGGGACCGGTAGCCACTCGGAGTGGTTATGGTAATCATACAAGAGATTTATGTATAAGCTTAATAGATTCAGATAAGTATGAAGTTGATATAATTTCATTGCCATGGGGCAATACTCCCATGGATGCGCTTAAAGCAGATAACGAAGAGCATCAACGTATTTCACGACATATTGCTAAACAAAACATCTCACGTAAGCCAGATGTATTCATTCAAGTATCTGTAGCAAATGAATTTCAGCCTCATGGCAAATACAATATAGGTATTACTGCCGGGGTAGAGACAGATCAACCGCCGGGAGAATTTATCGAAGGATGTAATAAGATGGATTTGATTATTGCTACTTCGGAGTATACAAAAGAAAGTTTACAGAAAGTATCATATGATAAGTTAGATAAGAAGACTAATCAAAAAATTGGTGATATTCGCTTAACTACGCCTGTCGAAGTATTAGCAGAAGGCGCCGATCATTCAATCTACAAAAAATTAAAACGAGCTGAGATTCATGAGTCGGTTGATACGTATTTGAGCAAAATACCTTCATCATTCAACTTTTTGTTTGTCGGCCATTGGCTTAAAGGTGCCCCCGGCCATGATCGTAAAGATGTTGCAATGATGATTAAGACATTCTGCGAAACATTTAAAAATAAAGCACGTCAAAATAAGCCCGGGCTAATACTAAAGACTAGTCATGCAACATTTAGTATAATGGATAGAGATGAAATTTTCCGTAAGATTCAAGAGATTACAGCACCATATGGCGATAAAGCTCCAAACATCTATCTTTTACATGGCGATTTGACAGATGAAGAAATGAATTCATTGTATAATCATTCTAAAGTTAAAGCAATGATATCATTTACTAAAGGCGAAGGATTTGGTCGTCCATTATTAGAGTTCACGTTTAGCGGAAAGCCAGTAATTGCCTCTGACCATTCCGGCCATAAAGATTTCTTACGTGTAAGTCATATGTTACCAGGAGAATTGACTAAAGTGCATAAATCGGCAGCTGATCAGTTTATTATAGAAGGCTCTAATTGGTTTACTGTAAATTATCAGTACGCATCTAAGGTGCTCAAAGATTGCGTCGATAACTATAAAAATTATACAAAGGCAGCTAAAGAACAATTCAAGATTAGTCGTAAAGAATTTACAAGAGATGTAATGGCTGATAAATTATGTATGATAGTTGATAAAGGTATAGATTCGGTACCTAAAGAAATGCCTCTGCAATTACCAAAACTTAAAAAAGCATCTAACACCGATGCACCAAAACTAAAATTACCAAAACTTAAAAAGGCAGAAGTATGAAAAATTTAAAAGCTGACTATGATAGCAATTCGCCCGTAACTGGTAATTTCTGTGTCATGGAAGAATCAGATCCGGATACTAATACTACATCATATATGTGTATGGAGTCCGGGTGGACTACATCAGATCAAATGAAGATAGGTTCGGAATTAGTACAAACCTTTGAAGAAAATTGTACAGAGCTAATGCGCAAATCTCGTATAGATGATGAAGAACGTGGGTTAGTATGGTTTCCTGTTTTCATGCAAATGCCTAATGCAATGTTGTATTGTGCCGGCGATGATATGTCATCATTAAAATGGGAAGTTGCAACCGTCGTTAACATCTTAGATGACGATAAAGAAAAATATCCTATTCCAGGCCGTCCGGGCGAATACTATACGTCTAAACTAGATATCGAAAATGCTAAGCAATATGATAAGCTAGACTTCGAAACGGCATTAAACGAACTGTATGATATCGTAGAAAAGGGTTATAATGAGTATAAAGATCAGTTACGCGATTCCAGTATGTAACGAATGGATGGAATTAGAATATCTTCTAAATTATCTATTTAAGCATAAGAGAGACCAGGATGAGATTGTAGTGCAATGTGATAAAGGCAACACTACACCTAGCGTATATCAAGTACTACAAGAATATTCTACTTACTATTCTATAGGATTTAAAGTAATTGAATTTCCTTTGAATAAAGATTTTGCTTCATTTAAAAATAATCTTAAAGATAACTGTTCGGGGGATTACATATTTCAAATCGATGCCGATGAATACCCAGATGAATATTTAATGAGCATGATCGAGCCTACCATTACAATGAATGATTCTGTTGATATATTTTGGGTACCTAGAATTAATAAAGTAAATGGGCTTACTCAAGAGCATATCAACGCTTGGAAATGGAATGTCGATCGCGACGGAAGAGTTAATTTTCCAGATTATCAATGTCGTATCATGAAGAACGTAAAAAGAATTAAATGGAAAAATAAAGTCCATGAAGTACTTACAGGATACAAGACAGAAGCTAAATTACCTGCAAATGATGAATTTTGTCTAATTCATATCAAAGACATTAAACGTCAGGAGCATCAAAATGCATTTTATGATACAATATGATTAAGATCAAATTATATGAATTAGACAAACATCGCAATGAATGTGCCTTTCGGCCATATATTGCCGCTCAAAATGTTTTGCGTGAAATAGGTATAGAATTTACGCAGGGAGATTCGTATGATTATGCATGGATAGCTCAAGCTAGTTTTCTTAATAAGAAAGTATCATTAGATCAGTCTGTTAGCGATGGATTAGAATTTCTATCTAAAGTCACCGGCGATTACATGCTACTCGATGGGCAGGATTCTACATCAGTACTTGGATCGTATGAAGTATTTAAAGAGTCGAAAGCTTTGCTCTTACTAAAAAATAGTTTGCTAAAAGATAGAACTTTGTATAAGCAAAGCTGTCAACTAGGACGTTATTATTGGGGACCTGGAGACTACAAATTAGATGATTTCGATGATTATTCAGATCGTATAGTATTGAGCGGTACAAATTGGTTATCGACACATTGGTCAGGTATTAATGTGCAATGGCATGACATCAATCGCCCGCGTCAATATGATGTATCAGCAATGTTTCAGTATCCATCTAAAGAAATAAATTATGAACATGGCATTGATCAAACTACGCCGTATGATAAGTTTCGGGCTAATTGTATAGATCAACTCAATCAATCGTCTAGATCAGTTGCTAAATTAGAAAATGGCGAACGTGTATCGCAACAAGAGTATTTTCAACGTATGTACAATTCGAAGATTATCGTAGCACCGTTTGGTTACGGTGAAATGGCTCCTAGAGACTTAGAAGCAGCAAGATCG